GCTGTTATTTGGTAATATCCAACCATTGTTACGTGTTGGATTTGTGATATCTGTTATGCTATCAACTCTGATCCAAAAATCATTACAATCTTTAATGATTGGATTTCTAAATCTTACTCCGCAAATTTTTGAACTCATATTGATCCTCCTTTTATCATATCAGCGAAGCATGATGCACACTCCGTCATTTCTAAACCTAAGAAGCGGCTTAGTGAGCCGATAAATAACCTATTTGATCTTTGCCAAAAGTCATATAATTTATCATTCTTGGGCATCGCTTGCCACGCTTCAAAAGCAGTGATTGACGCTCCGGCATAATGTTTGACATTACACCAACGTTCTTTATCTCCAATCGAATCATATAACTCATAAACAAATAGCATCATTTCTCGCCTTAACTCTGTGACGTCTTCAAGTTCCTCACTTAAATGTCCTAGATTCTCAATAAACTCTTGGTAATTTACTTTTTCAAAGTCTATAAGGTCGTTTTGTAACTCACTTTCTCTTTTCTCAATTAAGGTTTTTAAATGCAACTCGTTAGCTGATAGTTGAGTAAATGATCTGATGACATCTTCAGCGATTGCATCAGTTGAATGCTTATTTTCTGCCATTCATACCACCTCTTTTCTTTTTATCGTACTCCCTCTTAATGATGTACGCTTTTTTTAATTTTTCAACATATTTCTGCCTCTCTACCTCTAAGATTCTATTACTTTTCAACTTCAAAAGAGAGATAACTGATTGCCAATCATGATTATGTATCGCAAGGTGTTTTTCGACTCTTGCTATTCTTGTATCGTATTTTGTCACACTCTCACCTCTAACGATTGGTATGATTATATTTTAAATAGTTAACGTATGTCCCATTGAACAACCCATCACCAAAAATATTGATCGTTTTGTAACCTTGACTTAGTATTTGTTCTCTTTGAGATTCTGACAACAACCCTACAACGTCCAAGATGTCAAAGTTAATTGATGATGAACTCGATGGAAATATGCCAGTCCCATCAATCCAACCATTTGGGTGTTGCGCCATCAAAAATGGTGTTATATCTATACCATCTATTTCTATCATGAAATTTTCTGCTACCACCGGCATATTCGTGACGCCTGCAACAAACTCGTGGACGTGTGGAGTTGATATATGATCGTGTGAGCTTGGACTCATGTTATGTCTGTGTGGTAGTTCTTCATGGCCGTGCGGATTTGGCGATATGCTTTTCTCACCAGCTTCCTCATCTATGTCAATCTCTAAATTTGCCGGCAGTATTCCGATCGTTTCATCTGATATTTCAAGACTAACACTTGAAATAGACACAGCTGTCGGTGTGACACTCATACCTCCATTTCCATCACTGATAGGCAACATGAATGCTGAAACGATCACCTTAAACTCGAATCGCTTATAATAAATTAAGTCTGGCGACACCGAGATTAAAAACTGCGCAGGACTTACTGATGATCCTTGTCGCACATACTCAATTCCATAATTGTCAATAACACCACTTCTCCGTTGATACGAATCGTTGTGACGCTTGTTTGTTAATTCGTTTTGCGCTTGTAATATTCTTGCTATTACTGTATCTGGCGTATTCGTTATACTTGATTCACGATAAACTCTAACACTATTATCTAACGTTAAAGTTCCGCAGATAACACCATTAACAATTTCGTAACGAATAGCTGTAATGTACATCTTTTCATTTCTTGAAATGATCTCACACACTTTTTCATCACATAGTCTGTTTTCTATCGCTTTTTCCGAAATTATTGGTCGAATATAACTACCAACTTTTAATCCCTTTGGAATTTCTGCTACTCTAACACGCAGAACATCGCTACGTCTTCGACTTACAAGTTCACGTTTAGTACGTTCATAGACTGACTGTGATGCTCTAATTCTATCATCGTCAGTAATTTCTTCTCCGTTGATGCCAAACGCTGATAGATTGTTAAAGCTAAACGATCCTTCTATAATTGCTCCTCGTTCTTGTGCAATCCCTGCTGCATCAATAACTCCAAATTCTAGATAATTATTTGGTGCTAGTTTGGGGAATTGGATGTATTGGTATTCACGTTCGTTATTAATGCCAGATCGCAGCACAACAATCGGAAAATTCGGGTCAACTGTCCCATGCATGAATGCATCACGTAAGTTTAAATTAGTCATTCCTGTATCTTCTTTATCGCCGTAAACCACGGCGACATTTACAACATCTGTTAAATTAACATCAATATTACTAATTGATAATATTTCTAAGTTTCTTTCTGTCGTTTCGTTAGTTGATAATATATAGCCACTATCTTCACCGAAAACTCCAAGCTCTAGCGCTCGACCTTTATCAAAACTCACTCGGTAGTGTGATGATGGTGTAAGTTCTATCGTTGTATCAAGACCAGACAACTTATCTTCACGACTATAGACGTGATAAGGTTCGAAATTCCTAGTAACATCATCAAAAATCATATTCCAATCATTAGAATGTTCCAGATGACCCAATCTATATATTGTTTCGAATGTTTGCTTCTTGAACGCCATATTAGTTGCTATTTGTTCCCTTTTCCATTCTGACAGCACATGTCGCAAATTTAAAGTAATTGTATTTGCACTTACATCAGTCCTAAATGACCATACAATCCCGTGAAATGCATAATCATCTATATAGACAATAACCTCTTCATGACCGTTTATTTCTATACAAGCACTTATTGTCAATGATATCCGAGGTACATAGTTGAGTTCGATATTGAAGTTAGATAGCGATATAATGTCTGTGCTTCGATGCACAACATTGTCATTTTTAATTATCTCATAATACACCATCAGTCCAACACTCCTATCAGTGCCTGTTGAACCCATGTACCATGCCTTGTTTGCGAACTCCCAACGTTAGGTTGTGCTTCTTGGTCATGTTGCAACAGCGGCATAGGCGTCCACACACCAGATGCATTTCTCGTATCTAAGAAACCACCGTCATTGTCAAGGCTACGCATAGCACCATTTTGCACACTTCTAGTCGCCATTGGTCGATATTCTTGTTGGAATATATTTCTGTGTTCAACCAGATCAACATCACGAGTAAGCGGCGGTGCAGGAAACCCAAGTGTATTAAGTGTTAGATTCGCACGTAGCCAGCGCCATGTATCACGATATTGTACAGGTATTGTGAACGAAGCAGTAGCATCAACCCATGATCCGTGGGGGTGTGGCGAGTTCCACGATCGCCAGTTATTCCACGTCATAGGAACGGCTGGAAATAGTAGAGCAACGTTTGGGAACTCAAGAGCCGGTATTGTCCTCAATGTTTGAGTCCCGATTGCGACCCAACTATTGTTCGGTACGCTTTCGACATTATCAGCTTCACTTTCTGATAGAAACAGCGTCAAATCCCACATTCGGGTCTGGCCAGAAGCGTAATTCAGACCCGGTCCCTGATTAACTTGTCCGGGCGTTAAATTTGTCTGTCCAAACGTGTTAAAATGGTAATGCACATCAAATATTGAATCGTCATTTCTAAACCTAAATCTTGCTCCTTGCGCAAAATTTAGACGTTGTTGGTTGGTGTGCGGTGTTCTTACACTTACTGTACTCATAAATGCAGCACTGCCACCTGCACCAACAATGCCGCCGAGGGAGTTAGGCACTCCTTGATTGGTGCTTGAACCCATTATATCGAACCATCCAACCCATGACATTATAAGCCACCTCGAATGTCATTGGCGTTGCCTGGAGTGTTGTTGGTTCTAATAAATCTATCATTTTCATTTGCTGTACCAAACAAGTTAATATTTCCTCCTGCGATACGTCTGTTTCCTTGCCAAGAGCCTCCAATCGTAGTGTCTGACGATGGTGTTCCGTTCATATCCCAGACTCCGATATTCGATAGATGTGTTAGGAATTCGTTTAGCGTTCGTTCTATATTCGTGATTCTGTTATTTTGATCGTTGATCACATTACGAATTTCCCAAATATTATTCCACTGACCACGTTCGTTACAAGCCCAAGCAGTTTTTAACTGCCATAGATTTTCCATTAATTCGGCTAGCCAATCTTTTATATCGCATAACTGGACTGCTTGTAATTCTTCAGCGTGGTTGCCGATTAAACAATCGATCATTGTTTGTAGATCGGTTGCATTATTATTAACTCCAATAAGCCCATCGTCACTTTTTAAATAATTGCATTCGATTTCTGTGATTCCGTTTAAAACGAAATTAGGCGCATTCTCTCGCAACCATTCACAAGCTGGACAAAAACTCATAAAATCACATCCTTTAAATTGTTTTTTCGTCAATAAAGATATTGACGCATACCATGCCACAACACGACCCCATATCACCTCTAAAACTGTGAACTCCATGTGATAGTTCGAAGCCCAACCTCCGATCAAACACAATTTGATCGAAAGCCAATAAAATTGCACCTTCGCAACATTCGCTCGGATGATAGTGGACATCCCAATTTGGCTTTATGGTTAATCTTCCGTCAAACTCCCCTAACACCTGCAGTTTAGTATTATTAATCTGAAAGATGGGGTCAATCATGAAACCATCTGCAACGATTGTGACTTGATTTGTAGCTAAAATTGTTTCAGTTCTGAAAAAGCCATAAATCATCCTTTCGCAAGCATCCTCTTTACAAAGAGTTGCATGCGATTCTTCGTCTAGGTTAAATACTCTTCCACGCTCACAATTGAAATGAATTTTATAACTATTTTTACAATCGACATAGAAATCTTGTAAAACATCTCTACCGAGTTCGCACAAACTATTTTCTCTTATAAAGACGTCGCACTCGCATAAGCAGTTACAATGATCTTTGTTCTTTTCGATACAGATGCAACACTCTACACACGTTGGCTCTTCTCTGATGTCCAAACAGTCCATAAATTCACATGGATTGTATTCGGTTAAGAATACTTCCCGCTGCCTTGCCATTGACCAAACGCCATCAATTATTGTAATACTCAATGTTGCACTAAAACTATAAGGTTCGTCTTGAAAAGTTTCGCTCCAATTAGGAACAAATGCCATGGCGTGTAATAACTGTCTGCCTTCAACAGTCCATATTCTAGCTGGTTTTGATAACTCCATAAGCACATGTTGTTTGTAAAACCTAATATCTTCTTTTCGTAGTTTTCTAGTATCAAATGACAAATTAACATTGAGTATTTGTTCGTTATATAGATGGTTTCTTCCTCTCATCATTAGTCGTGATCCGTGCGAAAATTGCCTGTCGACTGTGGTTTCTTTAACGCTTTTTCTTGATGTTTGATTGTTTAACATTTCGAATCCATCAATGACTAAATTTCCATATTGTACGATGCGTCTATTTAGATTTTCTCTTTTTCTCATCACAACCACCTCTCAACACTAGACAATAAGTAGTCAGGATTATTTGTGGTCGCATTAAATGTAACATTGTTACTATTGTGATTGCTGTTATTGCTATTATCATTATAATTATTGACAATACTTGATACGCTAGGATAAGCGAAATCTTGTGTTGTAAATCTAGGTAGTAGATTTTCAAATATGCTGCTCGTATCTCCTCTGTTCAACATATCCAAGAACGATGATCCGTATTGATCTACTGCTCTCTTCCTCATTACAAATTCACCTGCGGTCAACATTGCCGGCACTGTATCAGTTCCAATCCGTTTAGGGAATCCGACATATCCACCAGATGAAAAGCCGCGAACCGAGCTAACGTTTGACATCGATACTGTTCCTGTTAAACTCGGAACTCTTAAAGTATTAAGATTGGCTTGAATATTTGATATTTGCGTAGACATAGAAGTCGCAAGTCCAACAACAACACTGTTAAACCCATTAACAATTGCACTTCCGAGTGTTGTTCCGACAGTTCTAGCCCTCATAGTCATAAAACTATTTCCTAAGCCATCTATTACGCTACTCATATACCCAGTCATTGCCGCTATCGCCAACCTGAATGCTGTTGCTAAACCAGTTCCATAAAGATCACCTGTTTCAGTGAATCTATGTGACACTCCATAGAGTGATTCGAGCGTTTCATTGATGTAATTTGTAATATTATAATTTACTTGAGCATCATCAAAACCTTCAATCATTTCAATTGCATAATTATATCCAGTAGCCCTAAAATCTGGTGTTAATTCAGTCAAAGAAGTGATAAGTCCTTGGAACGCATTAACTGCATCAATTATATGGTTAATCACTGCGATAGCACCAGATATTCCACCTCGTGCATCGGCAAACTCCTCTAATCTCTCTGTTGCTAATTCAACTGCATCTATTGCCATGGTTGTATTGGTGGATGACCTGTAACCAAGTGCGTCAATTTCCTGAAAGCTTAGTATGATTGTTTTAAACTCATCAACCATTTCAGAGGTGTTAGATGCTGTGTTCGATTCAAACCAAGATGTAAACATCGAACCAAGTGCAGCGAAGAAACCTTGATCACTTTCAAGATGCCCGAGAACTTCCTTGACCGCGTCAATGATAGGTATGACATCTTGAGATTCGAAGTTATAACCCGACTGGCTAAATTCAAATAATTTTTGCTTTATTTCGTAAAATTCATCTATTATATTGTTCGTATTTCTTGCTATTCCAACCTCAAACCAAGATGTAAAAACCTCACCTAACGTACCCCAGAAGTCGTTTTCTCCTCTAAGATACTCAAGCACATGATTAATATCGCTGATAATTCCTACAACACTGTCACGATCAAAGCCATATGCGCTATTGACGAACTCATATAATTTTCTTTCCATTTCAATAAATTCATCAACTAGCCTAAGAGTGTTACGAGCCACACCTACTTCAAGAAATGATGTAAACACATCCACAAGTGTTGTCCAAAAATCTTCTCCACTTCTGATGCATTCCATCACATCACGTATTTTACCGATTTGCTCTTTTGCTGTGTTGTATGTCGAACTCATGTCTAACTGTGCAATCTCTCCCAATGCTACTGCGATATCGACATAAGCTCGCAAAGCTGAAGCTGTCGCATTTGCGTGAAGGCTTTCTGCAATTGAACCGATAACATTTATTGCCTTTTCAAAAGCAATCCCTAATGTTTCCCATGCATCTTCTCCGGTCGTATTAAAAGAGGATAAGAATTGTTGCAGTTTGGTGACATTATACTCTGCATCATCCATAATACTTGCATCAAACCTTGATAGTTCTGTTAAAACTTCGCTGATTGCAAGCAACTGATTCAATTGTATATTGCTAAAAACCGTTCCAATCGTACCCATAACATGACCAAACAATTCAACAATATCCATGCTCAAACTTTCAGTAATCACGTTTAGTAATTCGCCTATGACATGCACGTTTTGACCAGCTGTTTCGAGCGTATTGTAATCCACCTGCGCCAACACAATGAAGAACTCCATTGCCTCACGAAACAAATCAATATTTCGTGTTGTTAGCCCCGCTAATAATCCACCAATCGCACCAACTAAACCAGATAATGTTCCCCAAGCTGATATTGCAGTTAAAGCGTAGCCAATCGAATTTACCTGTTCCATCAGCTGTGCTCTATCAAGTCCTATGCTTTGAATATCAAGTAACATGTCGCCAATCTCTCTGAACAAAAATGTATTGAATGTGCCTACAAGGTTGCCAAGCAATCCTAATACTCCTGCGAAAGAGTTAAGAGATCCCCAAAGCGATACAGCGAACATAGCACCACCGATAGAATTGATCTGTTCTGTTAGAACACTTCGATCAAGTCCGAGATTTTGAATCTCACGTAACATTAGCCCTATAAGTGTAAATGCTCCAGTATTTAACAAACCTACTAGGTTGCCCAACAATGATAATTTCGCTCCGAATTTGTTTAACATTCCCCATAGACTGATTTGCGTCATGCCTGCCCCAATTGCAAATATATTGTGATTTAGCCTTCCAACATTTAAATCTAAACTTTGGATTTCTTGCATCATCAGTCCGATTGCGGTGAATGCTCCCGCTACAGCCGCTATTGATCCTGCGATTGCTATCAGTGGCTTCATTTTCGCAGCTAACCCACCTAGTGCTGCACCTCCGACTAAAGTCTTCCCGCCAAAGATAGCCCCAAATATGCCTCCGAGTTTGATAGCGCCTAAGGCTTTAAATATTCCAATGAGCGGACCGAGGGAAAATTTTAATAATTTAAATCCGCCAGCTAATCCAATAAGCAACCCTACTCCACGTGCAAAATCTCCGCCGCCAAGTATCGTAACCATATCACCTATAAAACTAAGAGCTGGTGCACCAACAACTTGTACAGTTCTTAAAGCATCAATTGCAACTCCAAATCCACTCGCAAAGCCAGTAAAGAAAGCTTCAAAATCGAAATTCCTAATGGAGTAATACATTCGATTGAAGAAATCCACAACCCCATCTCCGTTTTCAGAGATCATTGTGGCCACTCCTTCTAGACCTGTTTGCATCACATTCCCAAACATTCCGAGGACGTCATAAATCCCATCGAAATTACTTCGCGATATAACCTCGTCTATAGCTCCAATTATTGCAGTTGTCCCACGATATGCACTCAATCTCATATTCGAGAATCCAGTCATTATACCAGCAGTTGAACTTCTAGCGATTTCTTCGAAGCTAGAAAAATGTCCAGTTCCATAATTGTTCAAATCTTGAAGCGCATCTAAAAACTCATATGTTGATATCATTCCATTGTTTAATGCATTTCTGATCTCGTCTCCGGTTTTCCCAAAATGACTTTCCAACATCTGAAGTGCAACTGGCATTCTACCAAATGTCATATACCACGTTTGCATATTCCAATTTCCAGTCTGAACAGCTTGGTTAAAATTCCGCCATGTGCCTGCATGTTGTTGCAGAGGCATTTGGGATGCCAACATTGCATTATTGAACGCATGAACAGTATCTACAGAATAGTCTAAATCCCTAAGTGTCCCGAATAAGGTTGTCACATGTGGGATCATATCATCTAGTGCAGTTGGCAAACCTACCAAGCCTTCTAATAAGTTGTCCATCGCCCCATGAGCCACTCTAGCTTCTACACCTAGATGTCCCATAACCTCTGCAAAATTATTAACTGTGTCAAAACGGTTAGCAGCACGCCCAATAGAGCCTGTTATCATGTTAAAGCCTTCATTTACACCACGTTGTACGAGAGAAAAGCCCGCCCAATCTTTGATGCCGCCCCCTACCTCATTGTTGATGTTAGTTATTTGTTGCGATAGATTAGCGATGTTTTTTGATGCATCAACTGTATCTGCGTCAATGTTGATCATATGGCTTGCTGCGGTCAAATCTTCAACTTGCTTACTAAGTTTAGCAATTTCTCTTGCTCCATCTTCAATTTCCGCATCCATTCTGATTGAGTTCCAACTCATGTCCTCTATTTGCTTGTTAAGTTGAGCGATCTCTCTGCCGACATCTTCGACCTCTGCTTCAAGGCGGATCGTTGTCATATCCAAATCATCAACTTGACTAACGAACGATGCTAGTTCTTGTGATTTCTCATTAATATTGCTACCAATTTCAACATTAGCACTATTCAGACCATCAAGCGAATCACGCAGCGACCCTATTTCTCTAATGACTTCGGTAATTCGTGTGGAATCAATACCGATGATGTTCTTGCTTTGAATTATTTCATCTTTGATTTTTCCAAGCGAAACTAGGGCTTTCCTTGCTTGCTTATCATCTGCTGTAATTTGTATTGCTACACGCTCTATCGCCATTATTCCACCTCCACGAAGTCACTAGCCTGCCTAAATAAAACAATATATTTTTGAGGCTGCTTATGTTTACTGCGTTGCTCATCACTTAAATTTTGCCATTCCATAAAATTTCTATGGCTTTCTTCATTTGCATATTGACCAAATGCGACAATTAACATTGCTGGTGTCCATTTGTAAAGTATCGCATTCGGTTCTATATTTAATTTTTTTGCAACGTAATAACTCATGTACTGATATACATTCAGATCAGCAAAAAACGTTCTTTTGGCACGCTTATTTTTTAGGTCTTGCGTGATAGACCACCAAAAAAAGTTTCGGCTTCATTTGAAAGTTCTGGATGATTTTGAACCAACTCAAGTGTGTTTCTGAAAACAGATGCCGGATACATATTTTCACCTAACTCATCATCAATCTTTAAAAATGTAGCAACAATATTATACATAACGAGCAATAGCTTATTACCATTAACATCCCTAGCTAAAAGTTGACTCAACTCTTCATCTGTATACTCTCCTGCCGAAAGCTTTCCGTTATCATCTTGGTTAATCTTCTTCGTTAATGCGTTAAATTGTATAAACAGATCAACTAAACGCAAATCTTGTTGTGCCGTAATATACGCATTCTCAAAAGTCACTTTTCGCTTAAAATAATTTCCAACAATTTCATCGTCTTCAACTACTTCGTAATGAGATCTTGGCAATCTAAAGTGAACCTCATATGTGTTCGTTTTAACCTCTGTCTTATTTGCATCTCCAACTACAGCTAACTCATCTTGTGTTTGGACAAGAAAAGGTGTTTCATCTTTGTACGCTTCTTCATTGGCTTTGACAACTTGGAGAAGGTCAGAAGATGTTAAAACTCGCTCAACATCTTCAGTTATCTTTTTCTTCTGTGGTAATGAGTGTACATTTGCCATTTATATTTCCTCCTATTGTGTTACAAATCTATCGTAAAAGTTCCCGTTTTCATCTCGCTCAATTCTAACAGTGAACGGGAACGTTTTTCCTTCGCCTGTGATCGTTTGTGGGAAGCTTGTCACAAACACATTTCTAAATACGAATATTTCAAAAATGCCAGTTCCTTTTCCATCCGGTGTCGCAAGTTGTTTTTCGTATGTCAAAGTGACATGCCTTTCATGCATAGCGCTTAAGTTAGCAACGTAATGACGAGCTTTAACCTCTCGTGGAAACCTCACTATCAACTCTTGTCCTACAAGATTTTCATTAACTATGATTTTCCCAATTTCCGTCACCCCACTCATTTGTGGGTCTAGAACGATAAATTTATTTTCTTCTATTGCTGTTGCTTGTGGGTTTCTGTTTCGATCAAGAATAGAATCAACAACATTGCAGTTATCAGCTAATTGCACAAAAACAAATGAACACTCATTTAAATTAATATCTGGGACTTGAACAAATCCAAACTCAATCCCATCCACAGTTGTTGGTTTTACAGTCAATTTGCGATTTTCCATCCGTGGAGCCGTTTCTAGATGACCTTCATTTTCCAACGGATTTGATTTGTGATAATTTCCAGTAACTTTACCACCTGTAAATGTACGTTCAATTGTTAACGTACTAGAGTCATATCTAGCACCAAAACACGAGCTATCAGTGATATCGAACGTCACATCACCTGTATTGTCTTCGACGCACCCGACCACAATAACATCTTCAAGCTCTAACGCTTCGATACTTGTTAACAGCGAAATGCTTGAGATGTCTAAACGACCGATATTTGTGGCTTCTGTTGGTGTATTAAACACCCTTAAATTAATTCCACCTGTCGTTTCATCCCAACCCGTACCTTCGACGTTTGTTGGATCTTCAAGTCTAAATGTTATTGGAATCGTCTTAGCTGAATCTACTGTTATTTGTTTTGTGAATTCATCAAAATTTACAAATGACAAATTTACATCTTGTGTGATATCAGCTACTTGAATTCCGACTGTATAAGTACCCGCTGCTGGGAAAGTAAAGTAAACGGCAACTACACCCACTACATACTCCGAAGCGTCAAATCTTTCACGAAACGTCACGCCAACTTCTGAACCGACACCTCCAATCACTGTTAATGTTCCTGTATTTCTGCAATTGCTTGGCAAGCATTGTAACATATCGTCTGGAACGCCAAATCTTGAATAAACTGGTGGAACTGTTGTTCCATCAAATGCGATATAATTTTTTGTGTTTATTAATACGCAATCCTCAAGTTCTTTTGTCACAGCTAGAGTTATTTCTTCTGCTTGTTCATCCAATGGCACATAAGAAATTTTGTTTGCAAGTATTGCATTTCTTTTACACGACATCATTCATTACCTCCCTATTCGCTTCTCGAATCCTTAGCGCAGCACGTGTATACTTCGCTCCACTTTTGGTATTCAATAGTCCTAGTTTCCTCATTACAAATAATCGCCTTTCTTTTTTTGTCATTTTAGGCTTTGTTTGAGTTTTTTTCTCTATTTTTGTATCAACTTTTTTCTCTACTTTTTCACTCATTGTTTAACGCCTCCTAGTTCTAAATCTTTTTGCCACAATTGCGGGGAAGTTATGCCCCGGTGATGGCGGTATATTTGCATATGCTCTAAAAACTGGATTTCCCGCTTCGTCGAACCATCGCAACACTTTAGCATTTACTGGTCTAATGGTATATCCATCATGTCCGAATGCGTACGGTTTAGAATAATCAAACCTAGCAACATTGTCAGGGTCATTTCTAAGTCTTTCGGCATCAACTCCGACCTTGGCAACATTGCGCCTTGTATGCTCGATAACGATACTTCGTCTTAATGCTCTGGTTCTTGCTGGCACTTCATTTCTCATTTCTTGCTGCACCTCTTGTGCCACTTCATCAAGCGTATTTTTGCTCGCCCTAGCTAACGCTTGCTCCATACTCTTGCTAAGTGACACGACTATATACCTCGCCTGTGCTGTGTTTGTTCATTTTTTCAATCATTTCAACATCCATCTTGTTGACACTGAATGTATCACCCTTTTTTAGATGTAGCACTCGCCCATCTGACAGTACAATGCTTGTTGTATTCATCGCAACGCCAGTATTGCGACCTCTTCTACAAGAAGAGCATCCACTGCGTTTGCTTGATTTGATACCGTTAAATTTGTATTTCATCATATCACCTCGCCGATAAATTTTGGTATGTTATGACAGAGACTAATTTGCGATAATAACATTGGATAAGACTTCTTGATCAGCTTACTCATATAGTTTTCAATTGTCTTTGCGTTGCTACCGTACGGTTCAATTTTAGGATCTGTTCCAGACGGCTTACACGTTTGGCAATGCGAACAATCGCAGTTGTTTTTTTCAAACAGAACATGCAACATATCACAAACAAACGGCAACAAGCAGTCTGGCAAGCAATCAAATCCAGCATAATATTGAATTGCAAGAGTACTTTCTGGAGGACACTTGCAAAAACATTCTACATAATCACTTAAATCAACTTTTAAATCTTTGAAATGGCTGCTATAAGCAAAATCACTGCTTTGAACAGGCGTTACCGTTTCTTCAATCCCGCTTCTCTTGATCAACGTTACATTAAAGCTATATTGATCAATACCAAGTTCGAAATAAGGGATATGTCGCACTATGTTGTTATCGCATTCGCAAGCGCAAGGGTCTATTGAATCTATATCTATATATTCAGTGCGCTTGCTATGCAAAAATGTTTCGCAAATGTCCGTTGTCCAGCATGTCCATTTGCTAATTATCATGATCATCTGTTCTATACTTCTTTCGATAACATCATCTTCTACATCAGGTAGACAATCGCAATATCCTTCTATTTGACCTCTGATATTACTGATAATCATGATGTTTCATCTGATGACCCAATTGCGGCTTGTGTCCCGTCTGGTGAAATTAATGTATTAGTTTCAATCATCCCTTCCATCCCTGCAATTGATTCACGTGTCACAAAGCATGGCTGGATATTTATTCCGCTGAGTTTTGCTAAGTGGTTTGTGTTAAAGTTAAACACTGCCCCCACATTCGAATACATATCACAATCGGTCGCACAACCTAATGCTCTATTCTCGCCAGTGATTGTAAACTCATTTCTAATATGGATGTTGTTTGGTGTGTTTTCCAACCTGATTGGTGAAGTCAAGTAAACACCAATGCTGTCACCATCTGCGAAAACAATATCTCCTAAGTTGTCGCCATTGAACGCTGCAAATGATGGGCTTGAACGAAGTGGAACGTTGTCGAAGAACACATCTCCGTTTGAGTTAATACTAAAGCCTGGGTACATCGGACTAGTTACGTTTAGCCCACTGATAATAAGTCCCGCTACTTGATGTTCTATCGTTGTTTTAATTTCCATTAAAGTAACTGGATTCATCCAAAATACTTTTTGTCCAACACCATACAGTGATAGAAGCACTTGTAGGCGCGGTCTGAACGATGTGAATAAGCTAAATATATCTGATTCGGCTATGTCAAGGGTATTCGGTTTTTCAAGCTCTGCTTGCAGTCCGTTAAATTCCATCAAGATACCACCCGAAAAATCAGGAACACCATTAACAATATTAATGTTCGTATACAATGCCATTGATTCAATTGCATTTGCAACTTTCACTTGACGAGCATTCATACGTGTTCTTTGCACCATCGTTTGCAAGTCCGGTGATCCAACCGTCTGCACTTCATCAATGATTCGATCCATATAGCTCTCACAGTCTTTTAGACACAAGAATTTCAACTCTACTTCATCTCCAACAACCGCCCATTTGACTGGTGTCCAACAACAATCACCGTCTAAATCAGGTAACTCTTTTGTGAAGTAATTTTTTGGTAGTTTCAACCATACAGACCCATCGTCTGCACGTCTTATTTGCTCTAAGCGTGATCTGATATTCGCACGAACACGTCTCGATGCGTTTGTATTCCAAAGCCATGCAATGAATGGGTCTTGATTATGCGGCGCATTAGCCGCTGTTGCATCGCTGTAGATTGTAGCTGCTCCGATTGGCACATTTTTCAATTCTTTCATGTCAACCGCAATTTCTCTTAATGCGTTTGTAGGTAAAACTGTTGGTTGTAAATTTGCTTGGTAATTTAATGCTTTCATTTCTTTTGTTAATGTTAAATTAGGCATCTCCGTTTTCCTCCTCATCATCGTCCGCAAATGCATCAAATAGTTTGAATTCTTGCTTTTCTTTTTTCTGATCTTCCAATGCTTTTTCCAAAGCATCCACTCCGAGAGCTCCAAATCTCTTTAATAGTGCCTCTTTTTCGGCTTCATTCGATTCGAGCTTCTTCTCAACATCTTCCTCTTTTTGCCCAAGCTCTTTTTCTTTCGATTCAACTTCTTTCTCCTTTGATTCAAGCTCTTTTTCTTTATCTTCGAGAGCTTTCAGTCTTGCTTCAAGTGCTTCGTTTGCAAGTTTGCTTGCAGCGAGCTCTTTCGTCAACTCATCAACCTCGGCAATAGTTGTTTCTAAGAGTTTGTCCTTAACCTCATCTTCAGTTGGCTCTTCTTTCTTAAAGTTTTTGAACGCTTTTGCAAAGATCCCTTCCTTTACCACTTCTTTTTCTTTGTTTTCCACTCTGTCTTCACTCCTGTTCGTTTCTAAATTTTTGACAAAATCAATAGTGGCACGTTCATTAGCTGGTACTGCTACAATTGACCCTTCAAATGCTTCTGCTTTCTTGATATTCCAACCTCTCCAAGGTTCTTCTGGGTCTATAGGGTCATATTCTTTGATGAACATGCCAACACTCATCGAATCTAAAGCTCCCATTTTTAGCAAGTTGTAGATGTTTTTGACTTTTTCATCCGCCATATTCAAGACGCTGTCTGCGTATAAACCTCTAGCATCTGTAACTAGATTCAATTTCCCAAGTACTTCGCTCGTTCTGTGATTGAACAATAGTGGTACTGTTGATTTTTTAGCTACACCCTCATCAAATGCACCCCTTGAAATAATATCGCCTTCTCTGTCTGTATTTTCGTAGGTAGATAAGTAGCCATTAAACTTACCCGTTTCCTCATCAATGTCAGCACTTTTTATTGACATCATTTTTCTCTTTTCCATGTTATCCTCCTTCTAAAATAAAGAATGGATTGAATTGCAGCTTATCCGCTCTATTCCCTCGGCATCCCTTGCACTTTATCGTTTTATGCTTAATTCCAACTGCATCAAATTCCTTAACAAGTGCTGTTGTTTTCTTGATTTTTGTTTTGAATTCTTTGAAATATTCAATTACATCTTCCGATACACCTTTTTCCTCATTAGCATGTATCAACATACTTTCTCGCCTTATTCTGCCATTGACTTCGCGGATCACTGGTACGCGATATGCATAATCAGTTAAGTTTTTAACTTTCATCTGAAACCTCTTTGTTCGTTTGCTTTTTGTTGCCCTTCTTTTTTGGTTCTTCGCAAGTTTCAGTCGATGGTAAGTTCGCAAGCTTTTGTTCTAAATCATGTGACTTTATTTTTTCATCTTCAAGTGCCGTTCCAAGTTCTGAAATCTGCAGTTCTTTCTCCGACAGCTTAGCTTCAAGTTCTGAAATCTTATCATCTTGTGATTTGACGGCTTTAACCTCTTTGCGAGGCCTTTTATTTCGCTCCTCAATTGTTTTTTGCAACATTGTTTTCATTGTTAATTCCTCCTTGTATACATGAGCCAGCACTGACAGTGTGGATGTACGCTTGGCGCTGATAAGTTGCCATACGTTTGTGCGTAATGTCTGTCGTTTGGTAGTATCAGTATTTGACCCAGTGACAAGAAATCTTGTTGCACAGGTATTGTCATACCATGCAATTCTTCGCAAACTGCACAGGTATTATGTGCTAACCTTGACATCCAAGTTTTTTCCCATACTTGCCCCGAAACTCTCTCGACGAACATATAGCCAAACAGTTTTCCCGCTTCAATCGCTCTTACTGTTTGGTCAATGAATATTCGCTCCCATTGCCAAGCAATGTTATCTGCCAACTCACCCTCATCTTCTATTTCTTGCATCCTTTCCCTGAATCCAAACATTATCACCGCAATATGTCTTGACATTTCTAACAGATCACTCTCATTCATAGCGCTTGGGTCTTCAAGGTTGTTTTCGGTTATTACTTGATTTCTCGCCGCTAGTAATGCAGCAACAAAATGTTGCGTTATGATCCACACTGCATCGTCATCGCCATTAAGGAACAATGTTAATGCATGCAATAAATCCGCTTCTGACCTAGCCATCACACAAAATCTACAGTCTTGCGCTTGTCTTGTTTTGTATCACTCAGTAACGTTCGCATAGCCAAGACCGTTTTCTTTCCTAGTTTTGTATCAAAATCATGGTTAAAATCTTCCCCTTTGACTTCTTCAATACCAACAAAACTAACTTTCTTTCCCTTGATGCTAAATACATAACTATTAATTTTACGTCCATCAAAGATTCCTCTGTTTTGTTGATTTACAAGATTGAAATCAAAAACAACATTTACAACTTTTATTTCTTTGCCTTCGATTTCCTCTGTTTTGATCTTAGCAGTGTTTGCAAAAAACACTTCTTCATTGATTGCCCTTGCGATCCTAGCACTACTCTTCCACTGAGTTTTGCAAGGAGCTAATTCTCTAGCACCCTTGCTCGTTACAAAGCTTTCACCAAGTTCTTTTTCAGCATTGGCTAGTGTTAGGTAATCATCTATCGAATATAGCTTTTCGCCACTACTAGTGGTTAGTGATGGTTTGATTGCATCTACTTTTTTTATTAATTCTCTTTTACTCATCGTATTACATCCTTTCGGCAATTTCTTTCGCCTTTTCTGTTTCTCCAGCTTGCACTAGCCAGTGAATGCTGCGTGCCATATTGGTTAACTTACGCTCATCATCTCCAGCGGTCGCTAACGGTTTGTAGATATCAAATGCGATCTCAGATGATATACCCAATCCTTTTGCTAACATATTTGATACTGGTCGTATGATATTTTCTCGTATCGCAACGACTTGCGTAGACATGAAATTATTAATCTCATGTTCTCGTGATATATTGCCGGAAAAACTTCCACCATCAAACATGTTCGGCGGCATTGAGAATAGTTTTGGCACTATTTCATCGTCCTTCGACATGATTTCCTTGAACTCCGTAACCTTATGGACTCTCGGAAGGTGTATAAATTCTGAAAGTACCTTATTCAGCAATATCAAATTATCACTACCGCTGTTTTTCATTTCAAGCGCAACCTTTTTAGCCTCTGCTCGGGCACGGTCGAACGCTTGCTGTCTATTTTTCATCACATCAGTTTCCGTTGGGTCTCCGTAGTGATTCATAACTTCTTGCGGGTCCATTTTGATCACGAAGCGCCCCGGTCCGTCGTATGTTACATCGAAGTTCGCCCTAATTAAGATCGACAGAAGCAGTTGGATTGTTAACTTTTGTTTTAGCGCAATATTCGTATCACTTGTGAACAGATTTAATACTGAAAAGTTATCTGATGGAATCAAAGTTATATTTCTAATTGGGTCTGTGATGCTCCCATCATCATTTTCAACTGTGAAATCCAACCCGTTAAATTCAGTTTCTGTTACTCCGACACCTTCAAGATCTGAAACCAAATATCCTATCAATTTTCTGATTCTCTTTCTTGGATTCTCGTATAATGCAATAAAATCCTCACGCTTGTATAGCAGTAAACCTTGTTCTTCACTGAGTAGTCTCAGTCCCGCTTCGCGGTGCAGCAAAGATTCTCTAATTGCGCCAATAAATACACGCTTGTTGTTGTTGCCTGATTCATTTTCTGCAAGAAGAAACTTATCTAGTTTCTCTTGCGTTGCTTCGTTTCCATCAACCACAATTAATTTATTTGAAATTATGTAATTGATAATTTTCCCTATAACAAATTCTGCTCCTGGCAAATTATCAATTAGATAGTCTACAAGCTCACGCTCTTTATTGAATTGCAGAAAGAATTGCAACTTAACCTTGTTCAAGTCAAGACAATAGTCTTTGCTGTGAAACAATGCTAATATCTCTTCTGTACTTAATGCTTCATAATTATCACTACACTGCATCAATCCACCTCCTCGTTAATACCAATCGAAGTCGAATCCCGCTACAGATTCTAATTTTCTTAATAGACTTGCCGCGCTATCTGGTGCATCATCGTGTTCTGCATTCTCAGTATAGTCTAAGATTTCACTCATGTACTCTGGATCAGTACCTTCGAGCCATATGATGTTTCTCCAGTTTTTGCGTAAATACGTTGATATTTTTATAAATTTATTCATGCTTTCGTGATAGTCATCGACATACAAACCATGACTTTCTAACCTTTCAGCTAAATAACCTTTATCTGAATTCGTTTCACATGATATGCTACCAACTCTATACTGCTGCTGCAAAGCTACTATTTCATTAATACAGTCATTTACATGTTTATTCCATTGCTTGCCGAGCCCAACGAATTCATTCCCGCTACGCTTGATGATCGTATATGCTGTACTGTCATTACCGCCATATGCAGCGTCCACGTGAGAAATTCCGTTATGGATTAGCATTTCATTATCTGTGTATTTTGGATTGTCAAACAGCGCCTCGCCAGACGCAATATGCTTCAGCTCGTAGTTAGCTGCAAATAAAGACGGGTCCATCGAATCCCTCTTGGCTTTGATTTGTTCTTTGGTCATCATCCCAGTATTGTAACAATCATAATATCTAATGTTCGTCATCAAGGATATCGCATCTTCTTTATGCCATGGCGTCCCAATATTGAATATCCTTGATCCTTCATTTCTGACATTTTGTAACTCCATGTAAACAAGTTTAGCTTTGTCCCTATCTGCTTTTGACACTCTATCTTTGAGCGTGACCATATCATCAGTGATAATAATGTCTGCGTGCTTCCCTGTTAGTGAACTTCCAATTCCAAGCGCTAGTAGTTGAGAATGTCCTGTGCTTTTAACTTTTAAATTTGTTGTTGTTTTAAAAGCCGAATCTTCTACTAACTCAAGTTCAATATTATATATTTTAAACACGATATGTTTAATCACTTCACTATTTAATGCACTTTGTATTTGTCGAATGATTTCTTTAACGTCATCATCTGTTTTTCTCATAAAGATGATACTAAGATTCGGAAACAAGATCATCAACAGTGTGATAGCGATTGATATGCAAGTGGTTTTATAACTTCCTCGATGAGCGAGTAGCGTTTCGTCTTCCTTGCCAAACAACATAGATTTGATCCAATCGTTATGCATAACGCTTAAACCTTCGAATCCTAACCAGTGTCCGATTTTGTACGGCTCGTCGCGGATTAGATCAAGATATCTTTTAGCCTCATCATTCATAGTTACTTACCTACCATTCATGTAAGCATTAATCTCATCAATCTTCGCACTGATTGTTGTTGACACTTCTACCTTGTCGGTGAAAAGAGTGTAGTATCGCCCTAAATTCTCAGCAGCCTTTTGTCGTTGTGCCATAGAGACATCGACATCAACAAGCTCTTGAGTGCCGATGCTTGTGTATTTCAAAGTCTTCTCCTTTGTTTCGCCACGCATGACTTTAGAGAAGAATTCTAAAACTTCTTGTTGGTCAGCAACTCGCTCTGTTTTTATTTGTTCGAGCCTATCATTTATGTATTTTTGAATGTTAGCATTTGACAACAACCTTGCTCCTTGCTGTCTTGCTGTTTTTGCACTATACCCTGATCGGATTGCTGCTTGTGTCGCATTCAGATCAACTAAATATTCTTCTGCAAATAGTTGATGTTTTTTCGATAACTTCACATCATTGTCTGGACTTCTTGCCTTTTCCTCTGACATTTCGATCACCCTTTCTCACACTTACAAACTCCACAAGTACAAGTCTTTTGTACTGACTCTGTTGGGCAGTTTCTTGCTACGCTCGCATTAGCCCACATAACCGCTTGCTCTAGATTTGTATGTGCTAAAGATTTCTCTCTACTCTTTGGACAAGCACCATCGATTAAGTATGCCAGCTCTTTAGCTTTTTCTCTTATTTTTTCGTACTTTTCAATTTGTTCTGGTTGCGGTGCATGGTATTTGTAGTTATTTTCAATTTGTTCGTTCATTGTTTCTTCCTCTCTTTCTTCGATCCAAATGTAAGTCAATTGACATCTACAATTTGGGTGTTTTGGTGGTGTTTCAATTTTATAATCTGGTGTTGGCGGCACGGCATCTTCTTTTTTGTTTTTGCTTATACAATAAAGGGATATGACGCCCGCAAATCCCATAAGTATCATCCATATAGCGAAATCCATTCTTTAGCCTCCTATAACAATGTCACATCACTGTGGCGAATCCATGATACTACATCTGCTAGTAACAACTCGTTGTTGTTATTCCTCACCTGTTGGACTGTATAAGTTCGACCTCTTACCCATGACGGGATATTTTGGCCAGTTGCCCAAGTTCTGGCATTTTGATTAACACGGACTCGTGATCCAACTCGAATTGCATTGCCAGCTACAGATAGTCTTAACACCTGACCAACTCTGATCAAATTGGCATTGGTGATGTTATTCAATCGTTGTAGCTCTGCCACTGTTGTACGATGCTCTCTAGCTATACCAGATAGAGTTTCACCGCTACGGACTGTGTGGGTGTTTGCTGCATTATTGTTATTCGTATTATTGTTGGTTGGTTGATTTAAGATCGTCCTCACTGCATTGCGCACATTTGTGATGTTGATGTTATTACAAGAAGTATTTTGTCCTGGTATATCACGATGCCTTACAATCCTATCAACGTTAGCTGCTGTCCAACCGAATCTGCGCATAGCTGCCGCAATTCTTTGCGTTAGAATATTTAATTGCGCTTGTGTGATGTTGCTGACGTTACCTAGATGCTGCCCTGTTACGCATATATGCCAAAGATCGTGCCTGGACCCGTCCCCTGCACCCCAAGTCCTGCGTCTGTCTTGTATGTTGGTTTCAACATTACCATTAAATAGCACTACCTCATGATAGCCTCCCCGTGCATTAGGCGCACCCATGCGTGAGTCAGTTCTCCATCCGTTTTCAAAAAGCGCTGTGTTTAGGTGATTCCCATTTGTTGGATTTCCACTGTGATGAATAACGATTTGCCTAATTTGATTTATTTGCCGCTCATCCGCACCACGTCCTAACGCTTGATTTATCCTGTTTATAATTCTTGACATATAACCCTCTCCTTTCTTGTTACTCATGTTGTTCATCCATGTGCCTTGTTGTCTTTAATACCAAATCCTCTTAACAACATGAGTAACAAAAAAAGACAGCTAGATTTCAAATCTATACTGTCTACTATACATGGTTTTTTTCTCATTTTTTCTCGACTTTAATTTTCATCCTCAATTTTTTTAATAAGTCTATAAACTGTTGCTTTGCTGCAATGGGCAAATTTAGCAATACCCTTAGGCTTCCAACCTTTCATAAAGTATTTTTCGAATATAATGCTCTCTAAATCTTTTGGATTGCTCTTATACTCATCCATTACTCTTTTGAGTTCTTTGAGGTGATTCGTAAGCTCGATTATCTCAGATTCTAAATCATGAATCTCGTCAATGATCCCGTCTTCGCTGTAGATTTTAAGTCTTTTAAAATCAATCCTGCCAGACAAGCTTTTTAAGTATCTGATTCTGCACTCGATGATATCAAGTTCTTGCTTAGCTTTAACATAGCTTTTCATTTTCTTTTATCACTCCTTTGAACACGTACAATCTTCGGTCAACATATAGCATTCTTGACACTCCACTGTTTCGTAATATATTGGACATTTTTCGCACTCATGCCAATTGTCATGTCTTGCGTGAGTGCAAATTTCACAAGGGTGCACACCTTCATCCGACCTCTTCATCTTCTTCATCACCAACTTTTTTAGCTAATCTTGATAATTTCTGCTTTTTACTACAGCCTTTGCACATTAGCCAATTTCCTTGTGTTTCACAATTCGGAACTATTATAGCTGTGAGGACAGTTAGATGGCACTGGCATATGCTGCAAGTAAAACTAGCTCTAATCATCTAGATCACCAACCTTTTTAGCTAATCTTGCTAGTTTTTCTTCTTTTGCTTTGTCTATCCAGTGATCTAATGTTTTGCCGTTTAGTTTGAATAACCTTATCTGCTCAAGCATGATTTCGACATCTGCAAATTCTTCGAAGAAAGCAGCCAAAGTGTTTTGAGTTATAAATTCATCAGTGTCTAGTATTATTACAATCTTTGCGATTTCTTGAATTAACTCACTAAGTTCTTCTATTGCTTTGATGTGTTGTAGTTTAACTCCCCATTTATCCAACGCTTTTGCATAGATTTCGTTTTTAGTCATATATCATCGTCCTCCTCGTCTTCATCCATCCAAGCAATAATTTCTTCATCAGTCATGCCTTTTGTTATTTTGTCGAAATTATCTTTAAATTCCTTTTTCCATGTACACACTTCTTTTTTGAGTGATTTTATCGTGTCAAAAGTGCGCTTGCACATATAGCACCTGTAAAGTTCGCTACTTCTCACAGACGGGTCTGGTTGACAATGTAGATCGTCTAAATTTATCATGACACTCACTTAAAGTCCCTCCTTTTCTACAAATTTCTAATCACATTCAAGACCTCTTTAAACGCTCCAAGCTTCCCTTTCGCAAAATCTGTTTGCAAGTTCATCTTTTCGCCTCTTGCGATAGTTTCTACAAGCGACTCTTCTATGAGTTCAATGCTAACATTTTTACTTATTCTCGACTTTGCTGTTCTAGGGTAATTAATAACTTTCACGCTCTTAGTACGCACGAGATTTCCCGATTGGGCACCCTATGAACAGAGCCTTTGTGCCTCCGTATTGGCTCGATTTTGACAAGGAACAAGTGTAGAAATCGGGGTCTTTATCATGCGCAGTTTTCATTTTTATTTCTTTTTTCATGTATTTGCACAACTCACAACTTGTAGGTTTATAATAGTGGATTTGCCTGCGCTCTTCTTGGTTTAATCGCCTACGCTTCATCTTCATCACTCCTAAAACGGCAAGTCCGTATCACTGATGTCGAGAGTAGAGTTGAAACCAAACATACCATTGGCATCTTGGGTCTCGTAAGGATTTGGATGCCCTCCACCACCTGGAGACCAACCACCTTTGAAATTGTCTGAGTTTCCGTCATATATTTTGTCGCCAGTTGGTTCTGCAGTGCGCGGCTCTAAGAATTGGACACTATCTACAATGACATCAGTCGTATAACGCATTTGTCCGTCTTGACCTTGAAACGATCCTGTTTCGATGCGTCCTTCAACACCAATTAATGAACCTTTTTTCAAAAATCTAGCCATATTTTCTGCTTGTGCACGCCATGCAACACAGTTAATAAAATCTGCATCTGGTTGCCCTTCTTTTTTGTAGCTGCGATTAACAGCTAATCTAAACTTTGTGTTAGCGATGTTATTTTGGGTATATCTTAATTCAACGTCAGCTACTAATCGCCCAACAAGGATTACTCTATTGATCATTAGTTACACCCCCCCCGTAATTTCAAATTTAACAATTGTAAAGTTTTCGCTTTTTAAATGCTCATCAAGCGTCTCATCAACCCAATTCATAAACCTTTCAAATGCTCCAAGATCAATTTCCATCTTGATTGAGAAAGGAAATCCTGAGAATACTTCCATCTTTAGTTTCCCTTTCTGAAAACTCTCGTTAGCTATTGACATTCTTTTCAAGAAGTCATGCTTTTTACCATCTTCTGGCACTTCAAATAATCTTTCTTGACCTGTTGCTATTTCGTTCATCATGCTACCTCCTCGATTATCAGAATTACACCAACGAATTTTTTATCATACCAAAATTCATCAGAGAATCCTTTCACATACTTTTCGTTATCATTAATCAATGTATTTGTTGTTACCAACGCATCAAGAATAAATTTTTTAGCAAAGGCTACATTGTCCAAGTCTCGCCTTTTGTTTTCTTCGCACCAGATGAATTTTAGCTTAACTGGTTTTTTTATCTTTGGTAACTGATACAAGTGTGGAATTATCTGTTTTTCAGTATCCCTTTTCATTTTTGCGCCGACATGACGATTCATTCTGTTTGCTGTTGTGTATTCATTAAGCCCAGGTAGTTTTACTGGTATATGTGCTATGTAACTCATTCTAACCACCTCACGTTATCCATTGGCACATAATAGGTCTTTTTAATCCCTTCGCATCTAATTTCGGCAACTTCTACAAACCCGCACTTAACGGGTGTAAAATAATCTCCATTATATTCATTATATCGATAATCATAATACAATTCCGTGTGAATCTTAAGTGTGCCAACATATATACCTTTTTTCTTGTTTTTAAACTCGTGTATAACTTTAACAATAATTGGTTCGTCCGGTTCTACTTCTCTCTCTTCGAATTTATTAAACACTTCTTTTGTAGACGAATAGTAAACGTCGACTGTATATGTCGAATCACTGCGGTACTCTTGGTCAAACTCAACCCAATTACCGAATCTCATTTCCTTGTTATCAGTACACCGCCTGTCCCTCAACAAACCAAGCAACGCATCATGTTTTCTTTCGTAAATCTCTGCCACTTCAAAAACATCCTCAGCATCTCCAACTTCGAAGGTTGTGCTGTTTGCAATTTCTTGCAGTCTTTCTATAAAGTCTTCTCTAAGTTGTTTCATCCTTGCTCCTCCAGTCCGATATCGTTCACTTTTTGATATAACGTTGTCAAGGCAATGCATTCTGACCTCTCAACGTAATCCCATGAATCTGCAAGTGTTGTGTTTCCAGAATTGTGGATTCTCATAACTTCATCGGTGTAGCCGTCGCTACCATGTTCGACAACTACAATCTCGTTGTATGTCTCTGATTCAATATCACAGATCCACCAACCAACGCTTGCTAAACAACGTGTTAAGCTATCATCATTTAATAGCTTTTCAAGCAATTCATCAAATTTTTTCATATGTCATCATCCTCTTTCTCTAATAGGTGAGAAATCACCCATTATAACAACTCTCCCCTTTTGTGCCTTGATCTGTATTTATACACAGTGTCAATCGCTATACCATACTTTTTCGCTATATCCTTTGTTAGCATAGTGCCCAAATCAAAGTCTTTAACAAGTGATCCATAGTCTATCGTTCTGCCACTCCCTTTTTCTGGCTTTCTTTTGTTGTGATTTTGGATTTTCATGTCGACCCATCTACAATTCGATGGTTCATAATTTCCGTTGTTATTTATTCGGTCTAGTGTACATTTCCACTTCGGCGCTTCTGGATGATAACCATTATCATAAGCCCATTCTCTAAAGTTCGCAAAGTCGTGCCAATCATCACAGACAGTTATACCTCGACCACCATAGTTTTTGTATGATTTCAAATTCGCATCATAGCAACGACTTTTCATATCGCGCCAAACACCGTACAATCTACTTTTGTGTTCACCGTGCTTCGTTTGTAACTCTCTTCTCAAGCATCCGCATGATTTTATACTCCCTCTTTTTAAATGCGTCCCTGTAGCGTTCGTTTCATTGCCACAGTCGCACTTGCACAACCACATTACTTTATCTTTTTTATTGCCAACCCTTCTAATGACGCACAACCGTTCGAACCTTTCCCCTGTAAGATCAATTAGAGCTCTCATTACTCTTCACCTTCTAACAGATGGGCATAATTTCTCCCGAAAATCCGCAAGAAGTCAAGCTCAGGATACTTTTTTTTAAAAGCGATCTGAGCCTTGGCTTTCAGCTTATCATTGTTTTGTCTATTATGGTGCACGCCATATGGAGGCATTCTGTGATGGTATGTGCAGAGAGGGGCGATTAGTCCATACTCGGTCGATTTGCTTCGCTCTGATGCACCGAAAACGTGATGACGTTCCGCTCCATAAGTGCCACATATCATACATTGTTCTAGGTTGTCTGTTAGTATTGAGAAATCAGCCATCTAACCACCCTAGTTCTTGACATTGCTTCTTGATAGCATTCAATATCATCATGCTTAATGGCAAGTGTTTAAAACCATTGCTTTGAGCGAAAGCAGATACAGTTTTATCAAGTGAGCAAAATTCAACCCAAATATCGTCATCGTTTTCATATCTAATTAAATCTGAAGCAAGTGCAGTTCTTGCGTACCCCAACTCTCCAAACATTTCATTTGCTGTCATCTACCCAACCTCCTTCATCTCCTCTAGTTCATCCAACCTTTCCTCATGCAACAGGTCTAGCGCTGTTAGCATTTCTCTATACAACCAATCTGCCTCGTCTTCTGTTTTGCATTCTTTGAAAAAGTCGCCAAACATTATCTCTAAATCAAGATAATGCGATAGTTGGAGTTTCCCATTCTCATCTCTTTTTAATTCTTTTGTCATGTTAATCCCTCCTACGACGGCATATTAACACCATACTCTCTTTGTATTTGCGCTTCTAGCAGCCTCATTCTTAATTTCGTTCCTTGCACATGCTCCAAATTCGCTTGATGAATCGTGTCCGCGACATGAAATTTAAACATTTTTTCTGCTACAACAGGTTGACCTTTAATGATTAATTGAATCATCGTCACAGGTTGACCTGCCTCTTTTAAACGCAGACTTTCTTGCGCTTTGGCGACATAATACTCACGCTCTGCTTCTGATTTTTCTCTGCCAGTTTTACGTAGTGCTTTGATACTTACGATTAAATCATTACTTAGTTGATGTAATTCTTGTAGTAAATCCATCTAACCACCTGCCGTTTTCAAAGTTTCAACTTCACGCTCAAGCTCTTTAATTCTCTTTCTCATTTCAACCACTTTCGGATGACGTAGACCATGTGTGAGTGCGTGCTGTGTGTTTTCTTTTGCCGTAGACCATTCAAGGTTTCCAACTGCATTATTTAATCTATTACCGTCCTTATGGTTTACTTCTGGCTTATTGTCTACATTTGGTAAAAAATGCTGCGCTACTAATCTGTGCGCATAATGCATTATTCTTTTCTTGTTCTTGTATAAATAGACTTTTGCGTAGCCGTTACTCATGACATCAATTTTTAGAAGTGTTGGAGTGTTTAGATTTCTTCCAAATGATAAGAATCGACCTTGATTACTTACTTGGTAGCGACCACTAAAGCCTTCAATGCTTTTCCATTCTTCCATAATGCACCCCCTAGCTTGCTACTTTTGGCAATGTGATCTTAACATAGCCAGCACGACCTTTTTTGATCTTAGTTTCAGTAGCTTCTGCTAACAGTTCAGGAGAAACGTCTAGCTTAGATGCAATGTATTCGTAATCAACCTCTGTAACTTCTTTATCCTCTCCCTGTGCTACACGTGTTATTTTCGCGCCGTTCGGGAGTTCCCAAGATTTTACATCGTGCGCAGTCATCGCAAGATAAAGGTCACCTTTGAATCTTTTATACTCTGCTTCTAATTCCTTGAGTTTCGATATCTCGTTTTCTAAACTCATGACGTTTTGAGCAATCACTTGAATTTCATTCGGTTGGAGATCATTTTCTGTTAAAAATGGATTAGCTTTTAATTTTTTCAAGTCCGCTTTAAAATCAAAAACTGCGAAATCAATTCTCTTTAACAAGCTCTCGTGATCATCTAAATCGATGATGACCCAATTCAATCGTTCAGGGTCGAACTCCTCATCAAAATCATTTGGGCGATCATAGATTGCCAACATTCCCGATGCAACTCCGAAACCATACATGTAGGTGAGTAGTTGCACTAAGTAATCTTGAAATCCGTCAAGACTATTTTCCAAAGCAGGATTGAACTTTCGACTCGTCGTCTTAATTTCCAGTATAATCCCTCTACCAGATTCACCTTCGTTATGGTGTCCGTCAACGTGATATCTCATCGTTTCTTCAGTCAGCTTGTCTTCTTTGAAATCAAAGCCATGCTCTTTGTTAATGTAATCACGAATTTTACTTTCCATCACATTGCCGTACTCGGTATACTTATTCCCTTCAAACTCATCAACCTCAATACCAGCTTTTTCTTTTAGCAACTGCCAACGGGTCTTAAAGCTTGATAGACCCATGATGATCGGAATATCACTTCCACCGATATAATCATTTCTATTTTCTGTAACATTTTGCATTATGATCCAACCTCCCAATTAGCTACTGTTTCCATGTAAACTGATTTAAATTGTTCTTCCGTACTTGAAGTGTTCAATCCTGTTTCTTTTGCAAATTCTGCAAAATCAACATTATGCTTTTTCAACCCTTGCACAACTTTATCACGCCACTCTGTACTTTTCGCTTGTTTCTTATTTTGATTTTTCGCCATGCCTTGAACCGCACTTTTATTTTGGTTTTTTATGGCATTCTGAACTTCTTCTGCGCTTGCTACTGAGGTATCAATACCAAGACCGCACATTCCTAACGCTCTACCAACTGCGCTCGTTTCGCAGTTTTCGATGTAGCTTGTTTTGTTGATAAACGAACTACCTTCTTTTTCATATGCAAGACCAGTTCCGATGGTTTTTCCGAACTCGTCACATATGGTCGCCTTGATGATGCATACACCATCTGCTAAACTCACTATCTCGGTTAATATCTGCCCAGTAGGGTGTATACTTCTGAATGCTTTTATGCGTTGATTAACCTCCGCATATTCTTTGCCTTTGATGTCGGTTGTTGATATCAGTTTATTTGCCGCTTGGATATCTGCAAAAGTTATTAGGTTGTTGTCTACTGCAACCACTTCTACAGTTTTTCCGCTTTCTTTGTTTGTTAATTTACTCATGCTACTTCCTCCAATTTTAAGTTATCTCTCGTGATAAATATTTCTAAATAGTGAATACTCGGTGTCAAACATTAATTTAAAACTATCATTCGAACCATTTCTGTGTTTCCTGAAGATGATTTCAACAAGACCATCTTTGTTTTCCATCGGTTTGCGATAATAGTCTTCACGGTACATCATCACTACAATGTCTGCATCTTGTTCGATACTCCCAGATTCACGCAAATCAGACATGATCGGGCGTTTGTTTTCTCTTGTCTCTACAGCGCGTGATAATTGCGATAATGCAATAACTGGAATTTTCAATTCACGTGCAATTTCTTTTAATGTGCGTGAAACTTCTGAAACCTCATTAATTCGATTCGCACCAAAACCACGTCCACGAATTAATTGCAGATAATCAACCACGATTAGCCCAAGTTTGTTTTCTTCATGCAAACTAATACATTTTAAGCGCAGTTTCGCAATGTCTATGCCTGGGCTATCGTCAACATAAATCCCTAATTCGCAAAGGTTATCCTTTGCTATTTTTAACTCCTTCCATTCCTCAGCACCAAGAATTCCCGAGCGGATTTTATGTGATTGGATTCCTGATGTGCTACTTATCATTCTATTCGTGAGCTGCTCACCACTCATTTCAAGACTGAATATGGCTACATTAACGTTATTTAGTTTTGCGACATTCTTGGCAATGTTTAGTGAAAATGCTGTCTTGCCCATAGCTGGGCGTGCTGCTAAAATGATTAAGTCGCTTTTTTGGAGTCCGCTTGTTGTAAAATCCAGCTTATCAAAACCCGTTCTCAATCCAGTGATGCCTGATTTCTGATGACTGTTACTTTCAATTTGCTTGATGGATGAATCAAGTAAGTTACCTATGCTTTTGAAATTTTGATCGTTGGTTGATCTTATTTTGTCAAGCAATGATTTGTTTTCGTTGAGCAAGTCATCAAGAGTCATATCTGGATTGTTGATATTAGCTTTTGATTGTTCGATAACCGCTAATAGTTTGCGCTTATTAGTCATCTCTTGCAATAACTTAATGTAGTGACTTGTATGTTGGATTGTTGTCACTGATTCGATTAATGCCAAGATGTAAGGCGGACCGCCAACTTCATCTAGCCTGTTATAATTTTTTAAAGTCGTTGTTACTAACAGTGCATCTACAACTTTATTGTCGTAGTGCAATGTGTGGATCGCTCTAAATATTGTCTTGTGCTGTTCGTGATAGAAGTCTTCTGTACTCAACTGAGCCATGATTTCAGCTTTTTTTTTTGCATCCATCATTGTGATACCGAGCAACGTTTGTTCTGCTCCCGTGTTATGAGGTGATTCGTGTAGATTCAAATTATCACTCCCTGTACTTATTCTCAAATTTACGTTTCAGTTCGTTCCTGTTGTAATCCGTCATCGTCGTTATGGTTGCCCATCCGCCAATTGCAATAATCACATTCCAAGTTTTAGCTCCTAAGAATTCCATTGCATCTTGCCAATATTCATCGCCAAACTTTCGGACGGACTCACACACTCTTTCCCATTCGGTCGCCGCGGCACTATTGGTGTTTTGATTTTGGGTTTCATTTGTTGATATTGTATAATCATCTAACCAACTTTTTTGGTTGAACCAAGTGCTACCATGTTTAATGAATTGTTGGGTTGTTTGGTTCGCTTTAATGTATTTGTTGTATGCGATTAATCCTTGTTCGATGATTTCATAAGAAGTTTTTTCTCTGTGTTTAATGAACTTCTTTGATGCTTCTGATTTCCCTTTTTTGTTTGGATATATTTCCCATAACTTTTCAAATTCATTTTTAAGAATTTCTTCTTGTTCAAATGCACATATATTTTCATTAAAAGAATTGGTATCATTATCCTTCCTGTTTTCGTGAATAGGGGTATTCCTGTTTTCGTGAATAGGGGTATTCCTGTTTTCGTGAATAGGCATCCCTGTTTTTAACTTGACATAACGCCTTTCAACCTCACTTGAATTTTCCTTGTAAATAAGGCTTACTTCTAAGTACCCACGCTTAGTTAAATCACTTATAGTGTTAGCAGCCCAACCTTTGCTTCTCCCTAGAAATTTACCTAATTTCGAATTCGAAACAAAGCAACCTTCTTTTGTTTTACTCAAGCTATCGATTTCTACAAGTAGCAACTTCTCGATCGGTTTTAAACTCATGTCTAAATATATCTCTCTTGGTATCCATACACCTTTAAAATCTCTATCCATCAGATCACTTCTTTCTGTTTTTCTAAATCTTTGATGCAAGTTTCTAATATGTCTTTTATCAACAATAGTGGTATATTGCTACGATTGTTGTAACCGTAGATAACTTCTCTGTCGTGAACATCACTTTTTTTATTCATCACAACTTTAGCTTTTTTTTGTCTAGTTTTCAAACCAAGAAAGATGTTGCTATAAAAAATTGTTGGTTTTTTAAGTCCTTCTTTGTCATAATAATTGTAATGCGCAACATTTCTAATTCCGACAAAATTATGGATTTGCTTGTAATAATCCCAGATTTTTGATGTCTGAGGGTTTTCAATAATCCAAATTCGAGGCTTATATCGTTCAATAATTCTAAGAGTATTGAAGGCACACAATATACCATTTACTTGATTATAGATCGTTTTATGCCAACATGCTTTGAATGCCCCGCTTCGCTTTTCTAATGCATCATCGAAATTCTTTTTTGTCTGAAGCGTAAAGGTTGTTGGTACTTCATACTCACCAAATAAAGTATTTATTTCTTGGGTTGTTTGCCAGTAATTCGTGCCATTTTTTAACGAAGTTGCCTGACTCCAACTTTCGCATGGAGGTGATGCTAAGATCGTATCTGGTCGTGGTAGTTCATCTAGTTTTTTGAAAAACTCACTTTCTCCTGTGAAAATTTCCGAATAATCAGCTAAGTCTAAATGGATAAAGTGATCATTCTTGTTTTCGATGTCTATACCTATGCTGTAGATTTCAACATCTGGAAAGTACTTTTCCACAGCCTGTTTATAACAGCCGTTGCCACTGTCGAATAACGCCCAGATAATCATGATATTGATCTCCAATATTCCTCTTGTTCAATTTGTTTTTCTTTGCTCCACATCTTCATTTTTTGACGAAAATAATCTTCTAACTTGGAGATGTTGAATGTGATATCTAGTGTATAATTTTCTAATTCCTCATGATTGATATATAAGATAAAATCGCTCTTTAGGTCATTTATCTCTTTAATCGTTGTACTTGGTTCTAAATTTGTAATGATTAAATTTGTCGACATTCCAGATTCCCAATTTAGGATAAAGTCATTCACTTTATTCGTGATGTTCATTTGATAAACACTCCCTTCTTGATACTTCTGCTCAAATGTGATATAATAGTGTTATAAATTATTTGTTTTGTTTTTCTTTTTCTCCCTGCCTGCCAGCGGGGATTTTTTCTTGCTCCGAATTCGGTCTAAAATTATAATTGGAGCAAGCGTAAGTCCAATGATAATTAATACCGCTACAGCTGCGATAATCTCAGTCGGATTATCCAAAGTACGAATAAACATCTAATCACCCCCTTCATTGTTCTTGAGTCGCTCACTACGTTCTTGTAGCTCAGCTGTGTTGGTTAGTTCTAAGTTGTCGTTCTTGTGACTGGAGACTCGCAAACAACAGTACATGATGAATACAATCGTTGCTATAATTGCTAGTAAAATTCCAAACATTTAATCACTCCTTATCTGTCTACTTGCGATCCATGCATCTACAGCTTTGTCGCTGTACTTTGGATGCGCACCTTCATAAAGTATTGTCTGCGGCATCCCTTCTTCGATCATTTTTTGTAATTTTCTGTCACCAATGCCATTGCTGAATTTTACCTTTTTCAATTCATCGGCTGTATACAGGATGTCGCTGCGCTCAACTTTGGAGCTTTCAATGAGCTTTGTGTGCTCTACTTTGAGATCATTGACCTCGTGCCGCAACGCTAACAATGAATTATTTATCATTTCAAGCGTCGTTCTAACATTTTCCACATGTACCACGTCCTTTCTTTTTTTACACTCTGCCAAGTGCTTGAAGTTTGTTACCTCTTTTTGCTGTTTACTTGAAATCTTTCGAAAAAGAGAATCAAGGATAGATATCGTAATTTTCGTTCCCTTTTAACTGCTTGTCCTGAAAAATAATTTTTATTTTAAGAGGATGCTTGCCTGCATACTTTTTTTTCAAAAGTTCGATAATCGCAGGCACTTCATCCAATGGTGATAGTTTCACTTCGAATTCTAACTCCACATTGTTATCTAAGCATGTAGTGCTTGAGGTGTTAGCACATTTACATATTTTCTTCTCATCTCTTTAATATATCTGCTACTGTTAAATCTTCGTGATACAATTTCGTTTCTGAGTCTCTTTTGTAAAGTTCTTCTGCGTACCACTCCATTGGCAAGCCTCCAGGTGGAGTGGCATTACATTCTCTGATCATCCAAAGAGCGTTTAGTAGTTGATCATTTGACCATTCACTTAAATTTACCATTTTGACACATCCTTTCGTGCGCACGTTCTTGCGCTTTATATGTGCTTCCAAAGGAAGCCATCGCTCCTATAATGCGATGTAAAACAACCGACTTAGCCCGAGGGGAAAGCCCAACGGTGACCAAAGCAT